GTGAAGATCATCCTCGCCGGTCGCCATGGCCAGGATGTCGCCCACCAGATATTCCGGAGAGTCATCGATGCCAAGTCACCCAAGGGAACAGGACCGGATCAAGCGGCTGATTGAGCACGCCTGGCTGCTCTCCGAGAGCGACATCGCCCATGTCACCCCCACTACCCCGGTGGACCAGTTGGAGGGCCTGATCTCTCTTCCTGTCGACGCCGCGCACCCCCTGCGCGGAATCGGGCACCGCGAGATCCAGCCGGAAGACCTGATTCGCATCATGCGGGATCCGAACTATTTCCCGTTCACCTGCAAGCTGCTGATGGGCATCGACATCATGCCGTTCCAGCATGTGATCCTGCGGGAACTCTGGACGCGGCCGTTTCCGATGCTGATCGGTTCCCGTGGTCTGGGCAAGTCCTTCATCCTGGCTCTGTACTCGATGCTGCGGCTCGTCTTCACGCAGGGTTCCAAGGTGGCGGTCATCGGCGCCTCGTTCCGGCAGTCGAAGGTGATCTTCGAGTACATGGAGAAGGTCTGGGCCGACGGGGCGATCCTGCGCGACCTGTGCGGCACCGGCAAGGGCCGGGCGGGCCGTGAGCAGGGGCCGAGGCGGGACATTGACCGCTGCGAGATGATCATCGGCGATTCGGTCGGCATCGCGATCCCGCTGGGTAACGGCGAGAAAATTCGCGGTCAGCGTGCCAATTACATTGTGGTGGACGAATTTGCGTCGGTTCCCGAGGACATATACCAGAATGTGGTCCGCGGGTTCGCTTCGGTGAGTGCCGACCCGGCCTCCGGAGTACGGCATCAGGCCAGGGTTCAGCTGCTGAAGAAGCTGGGGCAGTGGACCGAGGAGGACAACAAGGCCGAGGCCCGCACCATGCGGTCGAACCAGAACATCATCTCCGGCACCGCCTACTACTCGTTCAACCACTTCTACAAGACCTGGAAGACCTACAAGGCGTTCATCGAGAGCTGCGGCGACAGGAAGAAGCTGGAGGAGATCTTCGACGGCCCCGTGCCCGAGGGCTTCGACTGGCGGGACTTCTCCATCATCCGCATCCCCGTGGACATGCTGCCCCGCGGCTTCATGGACGAGAAGCAGATCTCCTCGGCCCGGGCCACGCTGTCGAAGAGCAACTACATGATCGAGTTCGGGGCCTCCTTCGCCACCGACTCCGAGGGCTTCTTCAAGCGCAGCCTGATCGAGTCGTGCGCGAGCGAGACCATTTCTCCGTCGTCGTGCTGGCTCTCTATCCCGACCACAGGCGGCTGGTCCACTGCTGGACGACCAACCGGAAAAGCCACAAGGAGCGGCTGAAGCGGGGCGTCGTCAAGGAGCAGAACTTCTACGCCTTCTGCGCCCGCAAGCTGCGGGAACTGATGCTGGCTTTCCCGAATGTCGAGGTGCTGGGGATCGACTCGCAGGGCGGCGGCGTGACGGTGGAGGAGTCGCTGCACGACCTGGAGAAGCTGAAGGACGGCGAGATGCCACTCTGGCGGGAGGTCGATCCCGACCCGAAGAAGTACAAGGACTCCGACGGCAAGCCGGGGCTGCACATCATCCGCATGATCAATTTCGCCGACGGCAAGTGGATCGTCGATGCCAACCACGGCCTGCGCAAGGACCTGGAGGACAAGGTGCTGCTGCTGCCCGCCTTCGACACCGCCGCCCTCGGCCTGGCCTACGAGGAGGACAAGGCGGCCGGGCGCATCGTGCTGGAGGACGGGGACGAGATCAGCCTGTACGACACGCTGGAGGACGCGGTCGTCGACATCGAGGAGCTGAAGGACGAACTGGCCTCCATCGTCCACACGGCGACCGCCGGGGGGCGGGACCGGTGGGACGTGCCCGGGGCCAAGCTGCCCGGCTCCAAGGCGGGCAAGCAGCGCAAGGACCGCTACTCGGCCCTGCTGATGGCCAACTCCATCGCCCGGGACATCCAGCGCACCGAGGCCCCGCAGGAATACCACCCGGTGGGCGGCTTCGCCGCCGACATCAAGGACGCCGACGGCGACCTGTACATCGGCCCCTCCTGGTTCGTCGAGGCGACCCGGGGCGACTACGGGGCGGCGGTGGGTCGTGACGGTGTAGAACTAGCAGACCCAACCGCATAGGGAATGCAATCACAATGAGCGACAAGAAGCCCCTGTTCGTCACCGCCGACCAGGCCGACCAGGCCTATCGGGATGGCGAAGTGATCCAGCACCGGACCACCGCCGGCAACACCTTCCGCAACATCAGCCAGCCCAATGTGTCGGTGCGGGAGGGCTTCGACCGCCGCGACTACGACTTCTTCCGCCCCGGCGAACAGATCCCGACCAAGGATGTCGACATCATCGGCGCCTGCATGCAGGCCTACGACCGGATCGGCATCGTCCGCAACATCATCGACATGATGAGCGAGTTCGCCTGCCAGGGCATCGACCTAGTCCACCCAAACCCCCGCATCGAGAAGTTCTTCAAGGAGTGGTTCAACAAGGTCAACGGCAAGGAGCGCACCGAGCGCATCCTGAACATGCTCTTCCGGGCCGGGAATGTGGTCATCAAGCGTTCGACGGCCCGCCTCGCCGACGAGGACGCCGCCGCCCTGCAAAAAGGCAAGGCCGCCGATGTCAGGCCGGACATCGCCAAGGCCCCCGACCCCATGGAAATCCCGTGGGAGTACACGATCTTCAACCCACTTTCCGTCGACGTGTTCGGCCAGGAGCTGGCTCCCTTCCTCGGCACCAAGTATTTCCGCTACGGGGTGCGCGTCTCCGAGATGGTGAGCAAGAAGATCAAGAAGCCCGAGGTCACCATCGAGAAGCAGATGCTGACCAAGCTGCCCCGGGAGGTGCTGAACCTGGCCCGCCAGGGTGGCAAGCTCATCCCGTTGCCGCCCGAGAAGACGGTCGCCATCTACTACAAGCGGGACGATTGGCAGGTCTGGGCACGCCCCATGACCTACGCCATCCTTGAAGACCTGATCATGCTCCGCAAGATGAAGCTGGCTGATCTGGCGGCTTTGGATGGGGCGGTTTCCTATATCCGTCTGTGGAAGCTGGGTTCGCTCGACCACCGCATCCTGCCGACCGAGGCGGCGATCGCCCGGCTGGCCGACATGCTGATGAACAACGTCGGCGGCGGCTCCATCGACCTGATCTGGGGGCCGGAACTCCAGCTTCAGGAGACCTCGACCGACATCTCCAAGTTCCTCGGCGAGGAGAAGTACCGCCCGATCCTGAACAACATCTTCGCCGGACTGGGCATCCCCCCGGGTCTGACCGGACTGCCCGCCCCCGGCGGCTTCGGCAACAACTTCATCAGCCTGCAAACGCTGGTGGAACGGCTCCAGTACGGGCGCGACCTGCTGGTCCGCTTCTGGGCCAACGAGATCCGCATCGTCCAGCAGGCGATGGGTTTCCGGCTGCCCGCCCAGGTGGTCTTCGATCAGCAGACCCTGACCGACGAGGCGGCCCAGCAGCGGCTGCTGATCGACCTGTCCGACCGCGGCCTGATCTCCGACGAGGCCCTGCAAGAACGCTTCGGCCTGATCCCCGAGATCGAGCGGGTCCGCACCCGCCGCGAGGCCCGCATGCGCTCCAACGACAACCTGCCCCCGAAGGTCGGCCCGTTCAACTCCGACACCAAGGAGGCGGTCAAGAAGATCTTCGCCCAGAACGGCCAGATGACGCCGGAGGATTTCGGCATCGACGCCACCGGCAGTCCTCCAGCCCGTACCGGCCAGAACCCGTTCGCCGACGAGCCGAAGGGCCAGCCCGGGCAGGGGCGCCCGCCCGGATCGACCGACACCCAGCCCCGCCAGCGCCGCGAGGTCAAGCCGGAGAAACCCGTGCAGGCCGAGTACGCTGCCGCCTTCGTCTGGGCTGATTCCGCCCACCGCCAGGTCTGCGAGTTGACCCAGCCCGCCTACCTGAAGTCGATCGGCAAGAAGAACCTGCGGGAGGCGTCCGCCGAGGAGATCGCCGCCCTGGAGGAGTTCCGTTTCGCCGCCCTGTGCCAGTTCGCTGTCGGCGACGAGATCACCAGGGAAAAGCTCCGGGAGGTCCTGGCGAAGCCGATCACCGTGCCCGCCCCGATCCAGGAGCTGCACCGGCAGACCCTCGCCCGCTTCGTTGCCGACAAGGGATCGACCCCGTCCGCCGAGGAACGCCGCCGCATTGAGGCGTCTGTCTACGCGGTCTATTCGGTCATCTGACCCCCCTCCCCGGTGTAAAAACCCGAGGAGGCACAGCACACCATGGAAATCGTCGTTTATAAAGCGGAGCAGGAAGCCGGTCTGGAATCCCAGATCCGCGCCAACGCCTCCGTCGCATGGCAATCCGATGTCCAGCTGTGCGAGGCCTTCGACCTCGGTAGCGCCAAGGCCAACCTGCTCCCCGAGCACGCGGTGGCCGAGAACAGGAACCAGATCGACCTCCACTACCTGCGCACCGTCATGGTCAGCTCGGCCTGGAACCTGAACGACGACGTCTTCACCCCCGAGGAGATGTGGGTGGCCCGGGCGACCCCGGAAGACAAGCCGTTCAACTACATGCACGAGCAGTCCGACATCATCGGCCACATCACCAAGGCCGTCGCCGTCGACGAGTCGATGCAGCCGATCCCGGACGAGACCCCGGCCGACCAGCTGCCCGAACACTACCACATCGTCACCAACGCCGTCCTCTACAAGTTCTGGGAGAAGCCCGAACTGCAAGAGCGGATGAACAGGCTCATCGCCGAAATCGCCGACAACAAGTGGTTCGTGTCGATGGAAGCCCTGTTCTACGGCTTCGACTACGCGCTGAAGACCGCCAAGGGCTGGCAGATCATCGAGCGCAACGACAAGACGGCTTTCCTCACCAAGCACCTGCGCGTCTACGGCGGCAAGGGCGAGTTCGGGAAGGGACTCGTCAGCAAGCCCGCCAACCCGGAAAGCGTAATCCTTGAGGCCAGCAAGGCTTCGGGGTATGAACTTCCCAGAGAGGAGACTCACACCATGAGCGCAGAGATTGAGACCGTCCAGGCCGAGGCCATCGAAGCCAAGGCAAAAGCCGAGAAACTCGAAGCCGAACTGGCAGCCGCCAACGAGAAGCTGGCCCAGGTCGAGGCCGAGAAGCGTCTCGCCCGCCTGACCGCTTCCGTCGCCGAGAAGCTGGAAGCCGACGCCGTTCACGCTTTGGCCATCGCCACCGCCCTGTCCGGCCTGACCGACGAGGCCTTCGAGGCAGCGGTCGCCAGTGCCAACGAGTACATGGCCGCCAAGCTGGCCGCCTACAAGGGGCAGGCCGACAAGGCCAAGGCAGCCGAAGACCTGACCGCCACCGTCGAGGCCCTGAAGGCCCAGGTGGAGGAACTCAAGAAGATCGCCGCCGAAATCACCCCGGCCCCCAAGGGCCTCGGCGAAGCCAACCCGCCCAAACCCGCACCCGTCATGTCCATCCCGATGGACAAGGGTTCGGTTCCCCCGGAAGCCGCCCCCGTGGTGGCAACCGTTCTCGAAAACGTGATCCCGAGTGAGGAGCCGGCCCTCGCGGGGACCGTGGCCAACCAAAGTGTCAACAAGGTGGCCGCTCAGATCGCTGCGTTCTTTGGCGCAGATGACGCTGAGACCAAGATCGAAGCCGAGTAATTTTCTCACCCATAAGGAGACGAGAGAGATGGCCCTTAAACCTGATCGTCACATTCTGGAGACCGACATCTCCCTCGTGTGCAATGACGTCCACGAGAAGGGAGCAGTCCTGGTCTACAGCACCGCTGGTAGCGGCACCGCGCTGTACACGCCCGGCGTTGCCAACGTGGCAGCCAACCCTTCCGGCAAGGTGCCCGCAGGCGTCAGCCTGGCGGCCTTTGTCAACATCGACCAGACCCGTCAGAAGAGGAACTTCCAGCGCGACGAGCAAGTCGTGGGCGAGAAGGCTCCCCTGCTGAAGAAGGGCTGGATTGTGACCGACATGATCGTGTCCGGCCAGGCCGCCTCGATCGATGCCGGCGTCACTGCCTACCTCGGCGCCAGCGGCAAGCTGACCACCGTGGCCAGCACCAACCCCAAAGTCGGCCAGTTCGCCAACAAGGTGGACGCCGAGGGCTTCGTGAAGGTCTACATCGACCTTCCCCAGGCCTGATCCGGTAACCTCTCAAGGAGATCAATGAGATGAAGAAGCCCAGTGATGAGATGGTTGCCCTGCTCCGGCGTGCTGGCGACCACGGTTTCGAGACTGCCAGCGCGGCCCAGGCCGAACTGGCGAAGGCCCTGACCCTGCCCCTGCGACAGGGCATCCTGAAGGGTGACATCGTCAGCGGCATCTACCAGCCGATTTACTTCGCGCCCGGTACCGCCGTTGAGTTCCCCCTCGACTTCCTCGCCCCCGGCACCGAGAAGGACTTCGTGGCCTACACGGTTCCTGCCCAGGGTCGGATCCCCGAGAAGCATGTGAGCGGTGACTTCGTGATGGTTCCGACCTACGAAGTGGCCGACTCCATCGACTTCGCCCTGAAGTATGCCCGCGACGCCCGCTGGGACATCGTCGGCCGCTGCATGCAGGTGCTGGAAGCGTCCTTCGTCCGCAAGATGAACGACGACGGCTGGCGCACCATCCTGTCGGCTGGCCACAGCCGCAGCCTGACCGTGTACGACAGCGCCGCC